CCTTAGATATTTAGATATATTAGCAACTTTACCCTTAGACGCTGTAAAGTTCCCGTAGAAATTAATCTTCTTAACATCTTTATCTAAACCCGAACTGTCTCCATTCTTAAGAATAAAATCTACATTTTTACCATCTTTAAAAGTTGAAGTTATAATAGGTAATATGTTTTCAGGATATGAATCATAATGCATATATACAGAAGTGATATTTCCTTTTTTATCGATTTTACCAATTTGTCCTCTAGTTCCTTCTTCAATTAAAACAGTTGCTTCGTTAATCTCAGCGCCTCTTAACTTAGTAAAAAATTCGATTCTTTGCTCTTCAGTTAATTCTTTGATAGAAGTAACTTTAAATTCACCAAGTAAATTTTTATATGTTTCTGCTTCAGTACTTCTTTTAGTAGAGTTTTCTTCTTCTACTTGTCTAGATCTATTGATTTGTGATTCAGTAGAAAACTGATCAAAAGATTTTAATTTATACATAGTGTTGTTATTTTTTTGTATGTTATTATTTTATTATATATCTCCTTCAAAATCTACATTTTTTATATCATACTTAAACTTCTGTTCCTTGTAGATCCTTTGTCTTTCTTTGGAGTGTCTTATTAGATAGTTGTCCCAATCAGGAGAACTTAAATCATCTACAAAATCTATAATATTGACCGAGTCTTTAGAGCTGTGTTGCCTTAAACCTCTACCGATAGATTGTCTAATAATTACTTCCGATTTAAATGATTCTGTGAAGAATATGTTGTGGATTTTCTTGATGGATATACCAGTTGAGAATGTACCATATGAAGCGACAATGACGACTTGGTTTCCAGCTTCCATTTTCTTTTTGTGTTCTTCCCTAATATCTTTATCAATTCCACCATCAACATAATAAACAGATTTATCACTCTCTTGTCTGAGTTTTTCATATATTTTTTTACCATGTTCAATTCTATGAAAAAGAACTAAACTATTACCCTTAACCCTGGAGATAATACTTGTTATAAAATTAAGTCTTCCAGGTGAATTGATCACATAGTTTTGCTCAAATTTAAAAACGTCTTTACTTTCATATCTATTCTGGGACATTTCTCTAAATGCGTCTTTTGTAGATTGAGGTGCATAGTCCATTTTAATTACCTTTACTTTACAACCTGCTATATGCCCTTCGTTTTGTAAATAATGTGCACTTATTTCTGTAATTAATGGACCAGTATATGCCATTAGAGTTAATCTATCTAATGTGCCTTCTTTTGGAATAGTTCCAGATAAACCATATTTATAATCTGCATTAATACACTTTTGTAAAATAGTTTTAATAGAGGCTGATTTTGCTTTGTGTGTTTCATCAACAATTACTGCATCAAATTCTGCAAAATATGCTTTATCTTTTTTAACAAGTGATTGATATGTTCCAATAATAACATTCCTACCTGGCCTTAATTTTTGACCACTGTATATTTGCTGTACCTTAATATCTATTGCATTTCTATAATTATAGTCTAGAAAATCTTCACTCGCTTGTACAACTAATGATACATTGGGTACAATAAATAAAATCTTTTTTGCTTTTTGTTGTTCTAGTAAATATGATACTGTTAAGAATGATATCAGTGTTTTACCCGCAGAAGTTGCAAGCTCACTTAAGCATCTTCTAAATTTTAGTATATTAAATGCTGCCTCTATTTGATAATCTCTTGGAGTTATCTCTGACTTTTCGAAAAAGTCTAAAGCCCATTTTGTAAATTTTTCTTGATTAATATTGGTATCAAACATGTCAGTAATACCATTGAGTTTAAACTCAAATTTATATTCTTTACATATCTGCATGACTTCTCTCCATAATCCTGAAGGAATCCATTTATCATCTTTTATATATGAAACATATCCATCCCATAAACCCTTTTTAACCAAAGGATTAAATCGCCATGAATCAATTCTTCTATTTAAAGAAATATTGAGTTGTTCCAGTTCTAATTCAGTTGCTTCATCAATACGTAGCAACTGTTTATTTTCAGTTAAACTAAGCTCCACATTGTTAGAGCATTTTTATTTTTCGTTATAGATCTTTTAATGCTAGTCTATTACGAATGGCAAATCCCATATTATCTAGGGTTTTTACCGAATCTTTAAAAAACTCAACTTGATTTTCTAGATGAGACAATATCATGTTTTCGTCTGCTAAGTCTGTCTCTATAAATCTTTCTTTTTGTTTTTCTCCGAGTTTATAATCATATTCATAGTATCTAATATAGGCTTCTCTATATCTAATAGCTACTTTTGCTTTTTGTTCTTTTACTTTCATATTTAAATACGACATTTGTTCTACTAGAGATTGACGCGAAGATAAAACTTCAGCAATTGTTTCTTCCATTAAATTTAAGTTTCTCAAACTCTGTGCCAACTTTTTTATATTGTTTGTCCACTCAGTTCTTTGTCTACTTAATTTTCCGTCTAATGCTAGTATGTTTTCTTTAGTCATATTAAAATAATGATTTCTTGTTAGGATTTGGTTTAATAAATTTTGATGTTATTTGCCTCTTCTTAAATTTAGGTTTTGGCATTTCCATTTCTGGAGAATTGACGCTAAGATCTAATGGCTTGAAATCTATCAAAAGTTTCATACCCTTAAATCTATCACTGTCTTTTTGGAACTCATCAAAGTTATCCTCAACCATGTTGTTAATCGTTTCTATACATACCATAAATCTAATTGATTAGAAGTGAAATAATTATCGATCTTTTTGTGAGCATCGATTTTAAGCTCAAAACACTTCAATATTAAATCATTTAGATCCTTAATATTATATGTATCTAGTTTATTTTCGCTAAGAAATTTAGTCCACATAAAAACGGGACGTCCTTTCTTTAACTTTTCTGCCATTTTCTTTTTACCCGTTGCGTCATTATCAAACATATACCTAACAGTTGGTATCTCATCAAAATCATCAGTTGATCTACCTGCAGTTGCTAAGGCCAACGAGTTATTCATGAATTTAGCATCTAAAGGACCTTCGAACATTGTTATTGGTCTTTGGAAATTTAATTGCATAATTCCAAAAAGTGTTGATATCTTTGTAAGTGTGTTTAGTTCCTCATTGCTCATTTCTAATGGCTTACCCATTTCTTCATATAATTTTGGCAAATCATAAGTTAAATATCTCTGTCCATACCCTTTCATTCTACGTGTCTGTGCACCTATAATTTTGCCATCTGTACTATAATTAAGAATCCACAAACGAAACTCTTTATCTGAATATAGAAATTCTTCAGATCGATTATGTAATAACCTATCTTTTAATTGAAACCAAATCCAATCACCTGGTTCTATTACTTTAGCTTTAAAATGTTTCTTGAATTCTTCAACATCAATTGCTAGATTATGTATCTTTTCTAGCGCCTGGTGTTTCAATACAGACTCTGGGTTTACCTGTATTTTATTTTGTTTGATGTAATCGATAACCATAAAAGAGTCATTAGATGTGTCCATCTTAACATCATGATCCTTTAAAAAAGAATATAGATTAGTATGATAACTACAATTATAACAATGATACTGTAGTGTATCCCAAAATATATTACCTCTTTTCTTGGTATCGTCCGAGTGAGAATCGCCACAATAGGGACATGCACAGGTTATTCGCCCATGCATGTCCTTTAGTAGCTTCTTATTAGGAGTAGAATGTATTTGAGATACTACTTGCTTAAGTGCATATCTTATTTTATCCTTTAACTCTTCAGTAAGTTCTATATTGTTATTAGATGTCGAGGTCATTCAAGAAAGAATCTAGATCATCATCTGTTGATACACTTGAAGTTGATTCCGACGTTGAAGTCACTGGTGCTGCCGCTGGTTTTTCTTTTACTGCTGTTGCAGTTTTAGTTGCTGCCTTTGGAGCACTTGATGTCATCGATGCAATTGAATCACCCGGATTAAGATACATTCTTAATACATCATTTACAAATGATCTTGTATCTTCGTCCCATGCTTGATAATCATATCCTTTTAATGAAGGAGCTGCTTCTAACTCTTCTTTGATAGTAGTCATAGTTTCTTTACTACGTTCTGCCGGGGCATCGCCCATAATAATAGCTGACTTACTAGAAGAAAATTTAGATGTATCGTAGTTATTATATTCACCTTGTCTAGTGATAACTAACTCAAAGTTTTTACCTTCGAATAAATCGAATACTTGTGTTGGCTCACCAAAGTTTGGTTTTAATTCTGCGTCTATCTTTTCTTTAATTTTATATCCAAATTTAAATACTTTGTAAGTACCTTCTAGTTCTGGATTTTGTGGATCTTTTACGATCTTTACTAAAGAATAGTATTGTTGGCGTCTTTTTAGTTTATCTGAAGATTTTCTATCTACAGCTGAATCTGATTTACGCAACTTCCAAAATACATCTGCGATAGGGCATTTTTCTCCGATTGTTGCTGGAGAATCAACTAATTTACCATCGCCACTAGAGTTTGTTAACCAGTGTACATATTTTTGGATTAGGGAATTACGAGGGTTTTCTGGATTTGGCACAAAACGTATTAATGCTTTGTAAGTTCCGTCTTTACCATCGTCTGCTGTTGGTTTGTAGATCTCGTTAGTAGAACTACTTGCTTGTACTTGGTGCGTTTCTACGTCTTCCACGCCCAAGTTAAAAATGTCAAATGAATCACTCATACCTTTAAATTGTTTAGTTTGTTAAAATTGTTAATTGTTTACCTTGAAATTACTTTAATGTTCTTTCGTTTCCTTATATTGTATAATAATAAATAGTTTCAATTAATTGTTAAGATTGCTCCAGAAGGTTCCTTCCATTTATTCTCCTTTAACTTAATCAGTCCTGATTTGTGAAGTAACTCTGACGCTTGCTTTTCAGTAAGCTGGTTCGCTATCACCATTTTTTGTAGGATGCTTAATAAACGAAGGTAATCTGTTGTAACTAACATGTAATTAATACTTTTGTTATTATACTTATTATATATCTAACCTTTAATTTGTTTCACCTGGGATTAATTTTAATTTTTTTTAAAATAAAATGAAACAGTTTTTCGGCAAGTGCATATAACAAATGTTAGTTAAGCCAGAAGTTAGATTAGGCTTGGAGGTTTGAAACGTATGCTGCGAGAAAATAAGCGTCAACTAAGTCATCCAAAGGCTTCGGGATCTTCTTCCCAATTTCTAGGTCTTTAACTATTTTCCACAAAGGGCTTTTAGCCAAGATTTGGTCTTCGTTCACATTTTTTTGGTAAGCTTCAAATAATTGTAGTTTATTCATATTACCTTTACCTGCAAACTTCTTAATTGTGGTAGGAGCAACAGTAAGTAAATCTTCTGGATTTAAGGTCTTTAAAAGTTTAAGCTTTAAGATTGCGGCTCCTGCTGCCATGTCAATCATATTATTAGTTCCCATCTTAGAACCATAAGAAGTACCTTCAAATGCTATAGTGAAACCATCACCTTCAAAAGAATTTTGTAATATTAGGTTGATTAAATCATCAGCCATTTTATCATATCTCTTTACCTTTAAGAGTTCGGCACTTGAGAAAGATTCATTGTTTGTAAAATCAGGTTGATTAACTAAAGTAACATCTTCTAATAAAGAAATCTCTTCTTGAAGTCTTTGTTCTGCTTTAGTTCCTGTTTTTGGTTTTATGTAACTAATAAAATGATAACTCTTTTTTTTATCATTATATATGGCTAAACCTGGAGAATTTAAAGAAAAATCTACTGCTAAGTAATTCATTTACAGTTTTTTACCTAGAGCTGCACCTAATGCGGCACCTACAAGTCTAGAAGTTAATAAATCGTAAAACACACCTTTTTGAATACCAAGAACTTTTGCTAGCATTTTACCAATAGATTTCCCTAAAGCAAAACCGGTAAGTCCACCAATAATTGATCCAAAGAAACCTTCATTAGTCATCTCTTCATTAAGTCTCTCAATATCATAAGAACCATCTTCATTTTGATATTCTGAAGCAAAAGATTCTAATGCTGCATCTATTTTCTCTTCTAACTCCGGAGTCCAAGTTTCTTGAAGACCTTCATTAATAAGTTCCAAATCCTGTTCGTTAACAGCGTTTTCAATTAAATATGTATTAAATGTTTTCATGTATTATATATCTTATTTTATTCTAATTCTAATCTAAGGTTTAATCTATTATAAAAGAACGTAACTTCAAATGTTTGAAAAGATGCAACGTTTTCTGCAAAATTTAAATTTAATTCATTAATAGAGTTCATGATACAATCTGTGAATTCCATATATGCTACTGATGCTCCTTCTGCATCTAATATTCTTAAAGTTAATGGAGATTCTATATGAGATTGCTTAGTAGATCTAGCGTAATACCATAAAAGTGTATCCATCATAATCCAATAATTAATAAACCCATCTAGTAATTGCATACTAACTGTAAATTCTCTATTAATTGTGTTTTGTATTGGAATAGCACCCCTGTGATATCTTATAGAACCGTCATTATCTTCTTGTGTTAACGGATTAAAAGAAACACCAGGTATATTAATACCTTGAATGCTATAATTTATAAAATCTACAGGTTCAGATAATAAACCACCTGGCACATTATTAATATATTTTTTATATTTATCAGCAACTTCTTTAGGTACAAATCCTCTAGGAAACCTAAAGTCGAATGAATTATTTCTACTATTTAAGATCATTGTTTTTTATTATTTCTTAAATTTACCAGACATGATCATATTCTCGTCAATGCCATTATTAACACTAATATAAAACTTATTGTTTTTCATACCTCTAATAGTATTAGCATTAGCTTCACTTATTTTAAACAAAACTTCACCTTCACCCATATCAATATCCTTGTTTGATATATGATTAAATTTTAATTTTTGTTTTCCATCACCGAATGTTAATATTACATTTTCTGCATTTGTAAAAGAAATAAATTCTACATCATCACCTTTTCTTTTAGCAATCACAAATTTATAATATGAAGTAAATGGAGGTATATCAATATTTAGTTTAGTTTCATTCACAAACTCAGAAGTATCTACCTCAGTAATACTCTGTGTCATTATATTTTCATTAGAAGAATCAAACACTATTTTTGATTTTGATGCAATAACATTGTGTCTTTCTATAAATGTAGGAACATATTTTATACTTTTGGGCAAGTTGTCTGTGAATATTCCTTCTATAATTTTATTAGAAGATAATTCAGGTAAAACATTATAAACTTCAGTTAACTGATTTGGGGAATTAATTTTTAACTTGTTTAATCTTTTACCATACTTTGCAGCCTGTGTTAAAGTTAAACTAGCTCTTTTTACTATTTGTGTATTATCAGTTTGATTCCAAATTCTCATAGTTACATCTACTGAAAAACTAGAAGCAGTATTACTATTAATAATCACTGGTCTAAAAACAATAGGTGTATTGAAATCTTCATATTGTGTATACGATGTTTGGAATGTTTTAATATCAACACTTCCTATAGTTTCGAAAACATCAACATCAAACATTACAACTATATCATCTGAAGTCTTAGTTATTTGATTTAGTATGTACGCTTCAAAGGCTCCTATAGAATTATCTTTTTCTCCGTATATCTTAAAGTAATCACCATCAGTAGCATCTTCTACTACCACAGTAAAATCTTGAAATTCATCTTCTCTAGAAATAGTAAAACTATTCTCTTCACCTGTAAGGAAATAATCAAATCCATTAATAGTTTGTAATGTATCTATTAATTTAAATGTCATTTCATAATTAGAAGTTGGATCTAAATCACTAGAACCTACACTTCCATCTCCATAAAATAAATCATTAAACTCTTCATTCTGTTCTACAAGAGTAGGAATTTTAATATCAATAAATTTACTATATAATGTCTCACCTAAAATAAAAGGTTTAGGATTAGCGTATTCATAGTTACTAGTATTTAAGTATACTAATTGTGTTAAATTGTTCCTGACACCTGAATTTCTTTTAGTTGCTATTTCGAATAAAAACCCTTCATATCCTCTGGCAGCAAAACTATACCCACTTCTAAGATGTAACCTAATACTATCGTATTTGATATAATTAATATTTGCAGTTGCATTAGTTTGGTTGTTTAAAAGATCAGTTTCATTTCCACCGGCCCACTCAACGTTATTATTAACGTAATTAAACATTTCATAATCTCCTGTCGAATCATAGCCTAGTAGTGCATATTTAGTACCAGTATTACCAGATTTTATAGCGTGATATCTTCCAATAGTTTGATTAATATCGTTTCCTGTATTTTCATCTGGATTTGCAAATAATGGATTTGCTCTTGTGTCTACTATTATTTTACCTCCAATTAAACCTTCGTAAGAATATTCAATTATCCCATTTTGATTAGGTGTAAATTGAGCAATCTTAGTTACATCAGAATAAGAGTATATCCCTAAAGCTCCACTGATTTGAAATAAACTAGGATCTGTTAATAAACTTAAATTAAATTTATAAGTTTTTCCGTTTTGTAAAAGTAAAGTTCTTGATGCAAAGTTTTCAACTGATAAATATCCTGAAGTTTCTGTTACATCAAAGTTTACAACAGCACTACCTAATTCATTAATTAAGTGTCTTTTTTCTGAAGTAATTCCTTTTACTGTGTCTAAGAATTTTACCTCACTACCATTATCGTCAACTTCTATTTGATATTTAGAAGGATTTCCTTGGTCATGATAAATAAATTCTAATAAAATATCAGAATCTAAGTAAAAATATCTGCTTGATTGAGCCATGTTTTAAAATTGTAAAAATTTAGGTGACCAATAAAGTCCTACACCAATAGATGGTCCAGTACTAATCACTTGGTTATTGTTTAAATTAATTCCATATCCAACACCAAAACCAACTAGCCATCTAGATTTCTTTTGGTCTTTTCTATTTAATCTGCTATTAACTAAGTTTATATTTTCAATATCTTTAATCTCTAATCCAGGATAGCTTGTCGATAACTTTAATCTATCGGCTCCATTTACGTTCTCAATTGCAGCCATTAAACTTAAAGTTTGTGTCAATTCAAACTTAGTTTCCAATACTTTAAATTTTTCAAATTCATATTTAAAGGTAGAAAACCCTGTTAGTTTTCTAGAGTTACCATTACCAAAATCTTCTGATGATGCAAACGTAACTTTAGTAGTTGTTGTGTCAATGGTCTCAGTTGTAGTAGTTACATCTAAACTATCTGTAATTTCTAGGTTAGCCGAAATTAATGAGTTAACTTCTTTTAAGTCATCATTAAGTGCTAGCACTTTCTTATATTTTTTAGTCAACTTAGTTTGGCTAGATTCCATATTTGATAAATCAAATTCATAAGATCTAATCTGAGCAAGCTGATCACCATTATCATTTCTTAATATAGTAACAGAATCTTGAGCCGCTTTAAAATTATTAAGCTGTCTACCAGCATCTTCTTGTGCTAATTTAACGTCTTGTTTCAAAGAAGATATACTGTCACATTGTTTTAAAAACATTAAAACAAAAAGAGCACCCAACACAAAAGTGAGGGTGTTCTTATTACTAATAATTTTATTTATAATACTCATTTATTGCATAAATTGTTTTTCGCGATCCTCTTCAAGATCCTCAACATTGTGTACTATTATACCATTTGCAAAATAAACATCAGCTTCTTCTACGTTAAAGGAATATGTTGTAAATCTCTCAGGTACCGCTATCAATTCTATAGATGTAATATCTACCCATTCATTGTCTTCATTTAAGAGCCAATCAGAATTAACAATATCTCTTACTTGTTTGAAGTAAATATCTCCTACAGTATCTTTTACTAGGACAGGATGTTCTTCTGTGATTTTTAATAATCCATTATTGAAGTCATAATATTTATCGAATTCTAAAACAGTAACATTAGTAACAGTCGTGTTTGTATACACAGATCCAAGAGTTTCTTCTCTTCTTTTCCATGATTTCCACTCTCCATCTAAACTAAATCCATCAAAATTAACAGATAATAAGTTATCTCCTACAACTACATCTTCTACTAATTTAGTTTCACCATTAGCTAACGTAAGTAATTCTCCAGCTACGTGACATCCGCCTCCGCCGCCTCCGCCACTATACGATGGCGTTGAAGATGGAACTGGTGTTGCAGTTGGATTAGGAATTGGTGTTGCAGTTGGTCCCGAACCTGAACCAGAGCCTGAACTATTAGTTGGACTTGGCGTAGCTGTATTTTTAGGACCTGAATCTGCTTCAAGCGTACAATACCAAGTATCTGATGTGCCATATGGTGCACTTACTGTACAGTTAACATTCAGATCAGCAATTGGTGAAAAAGTTTTTGTAAACCTATAAGTTCCAGTAAATACGTTCGAATTGTTTGTTACAGTTGGTCCAGTTTGATTTGAACCACTAACACCATTGGTACTAAAATTACTTGGCGCAGCTGGACTAGTGTTACCATCTGCTACGATTGTATATGATACATCAGTATTAAGACTACTAGGTGCAAATATAAATCTATTACCAGACGTTGTATTAGTTGCAAATGTAAACGTTGGGTTTGGACCAGGTGTTGGTTGAACAGTTGGAACTGGCGTTGCAGTTGGTGGAACTGGCGTTGCAGTTGGTGGAACTGGCGTTGGATTTGGTACGTTCGTCGGAGCTGGCGTTGCAGTCGGAACCGAAGTCGGAACTGGCGTTGCAGTTGGATCAGGCACACCTACACCCTCAGCTTGATTCACAGTTATAGTGTCAACCGTTGTTGAATTAGCATGTCTAACAGTAAGTGTCGCACTACGTGCATCACCTGTGTTTTCTTGAAGTGTAATTGTCCAGTCATCGGAGTTAACAGAAACTCTTGTTATAGTAATCCAATTAGGAGTAGCATCCCATGAATAGGATGTACTTACCGGTGTAATTGAGACAGTTCTTGTATAATCGTAGCTCATTTTATTATTTATGTTTTTATATTTATCTTGTTTTTATTTTAATAACTATTAGTTCCCGAACCTGTTCCAGAGCTAGTTCCTCCGCTTCCAGTTCCCGAACTAGTTCCTCCTCCGCCTAAGCTTTCACCATCATCTTCGATAATTTCGTTATCACCACCTGAACCTGTTCCTGATCCTGTTCCTGAACCACCACCACTAGTTGGCGTTGCAGTTGGATTTGGCCCTGATCCACTGCCTGATCCACTAGTTGGCGTTGCAGTTGGATTTGGCCCTGATCCACTGCCTGATCCACTAGTTGGCGTTGCAGTTGGATTTGGTCCCGAACCACTACCCGATCCACTAGTTGGGGCTGGGGTTGGTTGTGCCGTTGGATTTGGTGTTGCAGTCGGATTAGGCACACTTGAACTTGGTGACCCGTCACTATTTGCATTAATGTTTCCACCTCCAATAGAAATAGTGTCAGTTACTACTGGACTTCCATCAGCATATGCATCAATGTTTCCACCTATAATTCCAATACTATCTGCTACTCCGCTACCACAATCTGTACACAATTCTCTCCACTCTGGTGAACCACCGTTGTAATAATAAGCTTCAGCGATATCTAAATCACTATTAAATCTTATCATACCTACTTGTGGATTTAATGGTCTTTGTCCAGTTCCACCATAAGGCAACCTTACGTAACCTTTAAATTCAGCATTTATATCTACATCCAATATACCATTACCAGAAGTTTCTAAACTAAGGTTATTTGATCCAGTTGTTTTAATTGTTACGCCTTCACCTTGAAAATAAGCATTAGAACTTGTAGCAACTAAAGATATCTTATTAGTAGTTGCGCCGAACTCTATGTTACTGCTACCAAAATTATTTTTAAAAGCAAATCTTTTATAAGCTCCACTTTCTTCACTAGTTAATACTAAACCATGAACAGAGTCATGAAATAATTTTAGATAATTTGCAAAAACACCATCGGTTGCTATTGTTAATCTTGCATTTGTTGAAATATCACCGTCATTAGAATCTTCTTCAAATGTAGAATCCCCTAACCAAATTATAGGAAGTTGTAAATCAGTTCCTCTTTTTGGTTTTAGAATAGTAACCTCATTTTGGCCATCTGAATTAGCATCTAATTCAACTTTATACCATGGACTATCAGTTGCCCCTGAATCTCCTTTTAAACCAGTATTACCAATCTCACCTTTTTCTCCTTTTTGTCCAGTAGAACCAACTTGACCTTGATCTCCTTTTTGTCCCTTGGGACCGACAGGTCCACCTCCATTTGCCAATATTTGGTCAAAGTTATAGTTGATTTTTTCAAACTTAATAGAGTTCGAATCACTCGGGTGTAGTATCTCTTGAATGTTAATTGCCATTTTATGACTTTATTTTTATCATAGGTTTAATGTCGTAAGAATATCCTAATCTTTTATTATATATCAATCTAAAATTCATAGGCTTTTGTTTATGAGATTTAAATCTAAAATTGTTGTCTGGTGTAAACCCACCAGCACGAATATCTTCACCTATATTTATTATTGATGAAGGTCTTCCTTTAAAGTCTCTAGTATATAACGATATAGAATCTACTACAAATTTTTCAATAATATTATTATTAATATAGAAATTTGCGTCATCGATCAAAGTTGTTTTATCCCCAGCTGAATCTTCAGCATTCACATACTTATTTATTACATCAAACACTCCGTCATTTCTTAGTAATCTAGTAGCAGCATCAGTAATATAAAAATCTGCAACTATTTGTTTTTCATCCTCAAATACAGTTACTTCAGCCTTATTTATACCATTCTTTAAAATAAAATCTAAATCTTCTTGACTATCTACATTTTCATATGTAAAAGAAGTAACATCATACTCGTTTTTAATCTTCATCGTAGTAGATCCAAGATAAGATTTTTCCTCTGTATTATCTAATGTACCTGGTATATCTTCAGATTTTCCACCTGATAATGCTCTAGTATAATAATTTGCATCCCATGAAGATCTAAATACGTTTACATCTTTTTTAGAAATAGCGATTTCATTAATACGAGGGTACAATGGTAATTTATCAGAAGATTCTGAGAGTTTGGTAATACCGTTTGGATTTATTTCATTTACTTTATGATAAAAATGATTTTTTATAATGCCCCAATTAGAATCATGTATATCATTATCTATAATAAGACCTACATTGAACGTAGTACCACATCTATTATATCTATTATAATATGATTTGGCAGTTTTTAATTCATATGAGTTATTCATGGCATGTTTGTATAAAAATGACTCAAATACAGACTCTCTGTTATCTACAGTGGCTTGTACTCTATTAGATTTAAAATGAGCATACATGTCAGTAAATGTAACAACTGGTTTAAATCCTACAGTATATGATCCACTGTGTCTTATTAAGAATGGATAATATTCAGCCTCACTTGATTTAATTAAATTATAACCAATAATACCTTTAAACAATTTAAAACTTTTCGGTTTATCATTATCTTCTTCTACAGAAAGTGTTGCATATTTTACAATTTCATTTCCATCTTCAAAATTAATAGTAAATCTATTTGCATTTATTTCTCCATTTTCTTCTACCGTAGTATACTTAACACTATCATCATTTAAGTTTATCATTTCAGCAACACTGTTAATAGATAACTTTTCTAGAAGAGCTTTGTGTATGTTTGTACCTCCGTCCTTATAGTAATACTTTATTTTACTTTGTAAATAGTTAGGTAAAAACTCAACATCTAAAACATCATATGGATCATTTACGTTTACAGGTTTCCCTTGTACTTTAATTGAATTATCATCTTCTACTGTATAAATTGAAAACTTATAAATTGTATTTCCAGGTGTTTCAGGATATAAATCCATTAAAACCTCACCATATAATCCATTCTCTCCCAATAAAATTTGATCATCAAACTTAGGTGTACTTCCATCAATATGTGTAATGCCATCTATTGTATATGGTAAATCCCCTGAAAAATCAGCTTGATTCCAATTCAATGCACCGTCAAATGACGTATTAGCATAAATATAATCTTCATTAGTATGATCATATACTATTTTATGATTTAGTTCATATAACAATTTTCTATTCATATTTCCTTTTACCCAATAATCACTAAGATTCATTGTGATAAAAAATATTACAAATTTAAACTTCTTATTTTGAATAACCTCAAACTCTATATCATTGGTTTCAGTATCTGTATTTGTCTTTAATAAAACACTAAATTTATAACCATTAAACTCACTACTTTTAACAAAATCAAGTGCAGTTTTATTGGCAAATTCCTTTCTATTTTTTAATACAACCTTTAAACCCTTAAATATAGTGTTAGCAAACGCATTTGTATCACCGCCATCTATCAATGTATACTTCTTCTTTAATTCTGTTTTAAAGAATGTATTATTAATATCATCAGGATTTAAGTAACCCTCTGTGTACTCTCCGAATTTTTGAAATATAGAATCGAGATCTTCTTTATTTAGATTTTTTTCAAATCCTTCAGAAATCATAAATTTATCAAAGTAATTGTTTTTAGTACTTTTAAATAAATCAGATGTTAATTCAAAATCTTCAATGAAGTTTACATATGAAAATCCTTGGTTTAATTCATCATATCTTAAATACTTTGGATTTTTATCCATATAAAACCATTCATGTGTCATATCGTTTTTACTACGACCGACCGCACTTAAATCAGGGGAGAAATTAGTTCTACCAAAGGCCTCATTAATATTCAAATAATATGGCTGTTCTTTAATATTTAATGAATCTTTTAAAACCCATTTGTTAATATTAGGAACTACTCTAGATTTAGTAGCAAATTCTTTTAACTCGTTTTCTTTTAGTCTATCAAATTCACTTGTAATATTTTCAGATAACTCTTCATCTATAGTTTCTTCAGATAATATTCCGGATAAATTAGAAAAATAATCAATCGGCTCTAATGCATAATTATCATCAAATATGTCACTCGCAGCTAATACTGAATTAAACTCAGAAGTAATTGGATCTATGTTTAATATAGCATTTTCATATGGTTCGTAATTTATATTCTCTCTAGTTTCTAAAGATAACTCTTTTAGATCAGAATTTGAAGTGTCATAAAAATCAAAATCCATATCATATAGATTATATGCTGAGAATAAACCAACATGTACTATATTATTATTAAAAACTCTTGTTTCTCCATCATTAATATCTGAATCTAAAGATAATATTATTTTAGATTTAGTAGAATCAATAGAATCAATATCTTCAACAATATCTAATACCTTATTGTAAATACCCTCATAATTGGTTTCTAAATAATCTCCAGTAGATATTTCACTTAAAGTAGTATTATCAACAAACACCGATCTGTTACGTGTGTTACCACCACTTAAATAATGAGATCTCCAATTTTCTTTTATAGAATTACTACTTTCTTTAAGATTTAGTATATTATTTAAATCTTCATTTTCTACTTTGATAAAATCAGTAACGTTCTCTTTGTTAACCAATATAACATGTTGATTTAATCTATAACCAGGTATCTTTGTTTTTACAAAAATGTCTGAACCTACGTTATACGAATCTAATTCACTATCATCATCATGTATTGCGGATGCCAACGCGGATGCTATATCACCTGTAGTCCCTTGATTAGAAAACTGCTGTCCTTTATAAGTACCCTTTGGTAATGTGTAATTAGAAACATATGTTCTGTCTTGTAAATTAACATTAGACTGAAGTTGATCAACCCTAACAATAGAACTAATAGCACCCGTGATTCTCATGTTAAGATCACCTAAATTTGTTTTGATTTCGGTTATAATTACAGATTTAGTATTATAATCAAATGTAATATTTAAGTTTGCATCTTTTGGTGTAGATATAATGTTAGCTGCAGTAGTCTCAAAATCAACACCTAATTGTACATCATTATTAAACAAATTAGATATCACACCATTGTCTTCTATTTCAATATTAATTAGTTCTCCAGGTGTGTGTTTAACAAA